TTATTGAGCGGGAACAGCCACTTCAACGCGGCGCGGACGTTCACCATCACGGCCCGGCACCAGCACGACGACCACGCACATGGGGCGGCCATTCTGAGTCGTGGCAGTTGCCTTGGCCAGTTGGCCGCCCTGCTGGGCCGCCACCTGTTCGCCAACCGCCGCGCAATCACCGGCGGCAGCGACAATGAGATTGGACTTCTGCGGCGCAGTGATCGGCAATGCACCGGCATCGACCGGCAGCAAGCCAATACTAACCGCGAGGAGCGCGAAAACTTTGAGTACAGAGTTCTGTTTCATCATGCCGCCTTATATAGCGCCCAACAGCTGAATGATGCATGAACAACCAAACTTCTTGCGGGCCCAAAGGAAAATTCAGCCTCTGACTATCACGCTTTGTGAAATTATGAAATGCGTGATGTTGCCCCGATGCGCCCGATAATCGTAACAATTCCGGCAATTGCGGTCGCCAGTTGCAGCAATACATCCGTTAACGCGCCCTGGTCGATCAGGTCGGTCGCAACACCGAAAACGCCCGCAAGCGAAAGAAAAAGTGCGACGAGACCCGCCCAGACCGTGCGCGAAAGATACCATGATTTATTTGCGTTCATGTTTTTTCCTGTCAGTTGATAATTGCCGGGACGTCCAGGCGAGCAAAATCCCCCGGCCCGCTCTTTGCGCCAATCATCGCGACACGAAACTCGAATGCCGCATTGCCGGTATCGATCTCTCTTTCGGATGATCCATAAATCCATGAAGGTGCGGATGTCTGGCTGTTTCGTGCCAGCACGCCATTCCGCCAGATCTCGATGCGGTAGGCTTCGCGTTCTTCGCCAAGCGGAATATCTTCCGCAAGCCAATCATCCGCATCAATCCGCCCGCGCCTGATCCAGCTGAAGGACAGATCGCCATTTGCGAGCCGCACCACCTTCGGATGAACCGGACTGAGCGGACGCAGGCCACGCATACCACCGCTCAACCGGACCGTATCGAAATATTCATCCGAAAAAGCCTTGCCGACTGTTCCGACACGCCAGTTGAGTTCAAGCCCGGTTTCGGACACCTGCAGACCAACTGGCACAGCCGAACCGTCGAGCAAGATGAAGGGTGTTTCCACCTCCTTGATCGCTGACGCCGCACTCTCCGTCCCCAACTGTCCGCGCAACAGGCGGGTGAGTTTCCAGCGGTTCTGACCGATTTCCTCGGCCTCCATAAACTGGAACACCTCCCATTCGCCATTCTGCGCGCGCAGCAGCGCTGTATTGGCTCCGTTCAATATCTGGGCCATTGGCCGTGATTGCAGTTCGCCTGCATAAAGCACGACTTCAACCGATTGTCCTTCAATCACGCGCCCGCCTGGAGCGCCTTCCAGCGGCGCGGTCAGTTCGCCCATGATTGCCCGGTCCTGCACGATGTTGCGCTCCGCAAAACCATCATCGGAAGGTGACACGAAAACCGCCGCCCCTCGCCAGGGCTTTGCATGACAGGCAATACGGAATTGTCCGGCTGGTTTTTCCGCGCCGGGCCAGAGCGGCAGATCGATGAGGTGGAAGAAGGGCTTCATGTCGAGAGCCGGACCACCGCCGGGACTGGTCGGCGTTTTACCATGATCGGCAAAGGCGATGTTCGGCGCAAGTGCCACGGCACGGACGGTGCGAACCTCTCCGTCCTCCAGACCCGTCACGACATAGTTGCGTTCGCCGCCCAGAATGCCAAGCCGCACGCGATCTCCGACGTGAAGGGTAGCCATCGACCACGGCAGGGCAAAATCCACCGAGCGCCGCTCTGCATAGCGCCGCGCCATCCATGCTTCAGCAAGCGCGGTTGCCTGCCCTTGCTCCATGACACCGGATAGGCTGAGTGTTTCCGTGCCCTGCCCCTCCATGCGGCGAACCGAAGCGCCGGCAATCTGGAAGTCCCGCAGCGGATCGTTGCAATAAAGCTCTGCCACGGCAGGCAAATCGCCTCGGTCCTCCAGCGTGACCGTGAGCGCTTCCCGGTCATCCGGCTGAACGAAATCGGACAGTTCGAGCACCGGTCCCGCACGGCTGATGCTTTTGAACACGAAGCGCCCGGCCTGCTCGAACCCGTGAACGCCGAAGATATTCAGGAGCGGTTCCAGCACGCCGCGCGCGCTGGACGGCTCACTGATTACAAAGCCGGAAAGATAACCGTCGGCACCGGCGCAATCGGCTTCCGGCAAGCCGAAATCTCCAAGAATGCCGGCAATCAGCTCGTCGAGCGACACACCGCTGATCCGCCCATTCAGCCAATGGCCGAGACGCCAGTTTTCAGTATCGCCCCAAGTGTCGGCTGCCAGCGGAAATTCCGGAAACGGTCTTGTATCCCACGACCAGAGATAGATGCGGTCCATATCCAGCATCGGTCCGCCATAGAGCGGGGAAACGGGATTATTGTCCCGCCAGTGGCGGTAATGCGCGCGCAGAAAGCGGTCCATGCCTATATCCGCGCGAGATCCATTGGAAAAATACGGCGTCGCATTTTCCGATGATTTCGGATCGGGAAAGACATTGGGCTGGTTCGGTCCCTTATCGACGGCCGGGCAGCCAAGCTCGGTAAACCAGAACGGTTTCGACTGCGGCACCCATGCCGTCGGTTGCGCGGCTTCAGCCCCTGCGATGCGGTTATAATGCCGGTTGCTCCACCAGCCTTCGAGGTCCTTGTAGCGATAAACCCAAGGCTTGCCCGCCAGACCGTCCGTAACAGGCGAACGCCTGCGGGCCTCGCGGTCCTCCGCGCTTGCATAATACCAGTCATGGCCTTCACCGGATGACACCTGACCTGCAAGCCCATCCAGATCATAGGCCGTCGCGAACCCATCCGGATTGCCATTGTCGAGATCGCTGTCGCGCCAGTCCGCAAGCGGCATATAATTGTCGATCCCGATGGCATCGATGGCCGGATGCGACCATAGCGGGTCGAGGTTGAAGAACAGGTCGCCACTGCCATCCTGCGCCTGATAGCCGAAATATTCCGACCAGTCCGCGCCATAGGTGATCCTGCAATCAGTGCCAAGCTTCGCCCGCATTTCAGCAGCAAGCGAGCACAGACGAGTGACGAAGGGGAAACTCTCCTGCCCGTCGCGAATGCTGGTTAGCCCGCGCAGTTCCGATCCGAGAAGAAAGGCGTCCACGCCACCGGCTTGAATTGCCAGATTGGCGCAATGGTTGAGAAAACGATGATAGCCCCATTGCCCATCGACAAAGGCGTCAACCTGTTCGCCAGCGGCAATCGTCTTGTCCGGTGAACCGGCAAGGCCGACGGCTGGGTGACAGGTGATGCGTCCGCGCCACGGATAGGGAGGCTGGCCAGTGCCGCCATAAGGAGACGGCAATTGGTTGCCCGCCGGCACATCCATCATGATGAACGGATATAAAGTTACCTTAAGTCCCCGCGCTTTCGCGTCGCGAATAGCAGCGATCACGCTTTGATCGGATGGCGTTCCGCCATAGGCAGCGCCCTCGCCACTTGTTGAAATGAGATGCGCGTCGGCCCGCGCGACATTTTCCACCTTCCAGACACGGCTTGGCTTGCGGGCTGAAAGCGCCGTTACGCTGGGGCGAATGCGGCAGGAACCGGCGCGCAGATCATCGCCGAACCATGGCAGCACAATCGCAACGTGGCGCAGCCCAGGACAAAGCGCCTGCAACTCGTCCATCGAAGCGGTCCAGTCGCTGCGCGCGCGCAGAATATTGCGGTTGATCCAGCGCTTCTGACCGGCGAGCGGTTCGTCACTCACCGGATCGGGCGACAGGCCGAATTCTGTCGAACCGGGGATCAGCGCCACTGCCCGGACGGACCCTGCAACCTTGCCGACCGGGCGCATCACTTCAAACTGGAATTGCGGCAGGCGATTGCCGAACCGGTCGAGCGGAATGCGCTCGAACACCACATAGGCCGTGCCGCGATAGGCAGGCGCGTTGCCCGCCCCCTGTTTCGCTTCGATCAGCGGATCGGGAGCCTGCGTATCCGTGCCGCGATAGATACGCATTTCAATCTCGGTGAGGTCCAGCTCCTGCCCGTCCGCCCATATGCGGCGAATACCGGCAATCGTCCCTTCCGCCACTGCATAGGCGGCGTTGCCGAAATAGCTGTAGCTGGTGACTTTCGGTCCGCCCTTCCCGCCTTGGCGCTCCGTCGTCTTCTGCTCCTCGAAGCGCGTTGCCCAGATCAGCGTGCCGGAAACCCGCACCGTGCCATAGATGAAAGGTAGAGCGGCCCCTTCTTCCGCGGTGGCGACGCGTCCCCCATTCAGGCGCGCACCCTCGACATGACGTGTGGAATTGATAAGCGCATTGTCGATGGCATAGCCGCCCATCGCGCCGAGACCAGCGCCAATAGCGGCACCGACAGGTCCGAAGATGCCGCCAACCGCAGCACCCACCGCCTGCAAAACAATTGTGGCCATGGATCAGGTTTTCCGTTCGGGAAAGATGAAAATTCCGGCGATACGATTCCGCCATTGCGGCACCAGCGCTGACGCCATCACGCGATGCCCCTGATAGGCGTGGATGAAACGATTATCGTGCGCCATGATCCCCAAATGCTTGGCTGCAAGCCCTGTCCGCCAGCGAAACACGATGAGATCGCCCGGCATAGGCACGGGAAAAGCTCGCCTGTTCATGTGGCGCGCAGCCGCCTCCAGCATGGGATCGCCGGTCGAGACTTCAGCCCAGTCGGGTGCATAGATGCCGGGCGTTTCCGGCTCGCCCCCGTAAAGCGCGCGCCAGATGCCGCGCACCAGACCGAGGCAATCGCAGCTGACGCCCAGCGCAGAAGCACCGTGACGATAGGGCGTGCCGATCCACCGCTCCGCCTCGAAAAGAACTTCGTCAGCAATCGTCATGGAACGAGCGCGCTCCCGTCATATTCGTTGCTGCCGTTGACATAGGCATAGGCCGCGTCATTGCCCGGCAGATGTGGGAAACCGCGAAAATTGAGGCTATTGCCGAACTTGGCCTTGCAAGTGGCAAAGCTCTTGTCGCAACCGGCAATAATGCGAAATGCATCGCCTTCCGAGATTGGCAGCACCGGCGGTTCGGCAAGTTTCAGGATCTGCCCGGCATGAACGACTACGCGGACGGACTGACCGGCACTCGCACCGTCAGTCCACCGGAGCATTCCTCCGGAAAACCAGCCGGAAGCAAAGCCGTTCAGCCCCGCTACCGTCAGGCTTTGTCCATCCGCTGCCAGCACTGTTCCTTCCGCAAAGTAACGCGGATCGTTGACATCCACCCCGCAACGGCTGTCGCCGAGACTGGCATCGCAATGGCGCAGGACCCGCCGTCCGCGCACCGCGTCGAATGCTGCAGCCGCCCCTTTCAGTTCCATCACGAACCGGCCTCCCGAACGGCTTATCCTGCCAGCCGTCCAGCGGCGCAGAAGCATATGCTGTCCGGGCTTTGACCAGTTGACCAGATTGGCCTCAATGGAGGCGCCGTCATAGCGGCCCTGCTCAATGTCCGTATCGCTGATCTTCGCCGAAGACAAAACGCCTTCAACCTCGCCGCCCGCCACTGACAGGCCGAGCGCGGTTGAGGCTTCGCTGCTATTGAGACCCGTCAGAGGTTCGCAGGCAACTCCGTCCACCGACAAAGTGCGGTCGTGATCGGTGAAGCCCAATACAATCCCGTCGCTTCTTCTTATAAGCCAGGCGAAGCAATGGCTTGTCACCTCGCCTTCCAGATGTGATTCAAGCTCTGCCGGAACCGGGATCATCTCTTCACCTCTATGATCGGGATCGAAGGAATTTCACCCGCCTGAAACGAGGCGATGCTGGCGGTCAGCCGATCCGTGTCGAACCGCACCGGCACGTCGAACAGGAATCCGGTGGTGATGATTGCTCCTGCCGCTGGCACATAATCGGGTGAAAATGTCACCCTTCCGGCTGAGTGATCCACGGTGAAGGCTTCGTCTTCCGGCATGGCCGCGCCATTGACCGCGACCAGCACCGAACCCACAACCGGATGTGTGATCGGGCGGTCGTAGCTCTCATAATGTTTGACGAGTTGAAAGCTGGCCGTCGCCCCATCGCCGACACCGATCCGCTGATCGGCCGCCTTGGGCGGCGCGCTGCCTACAGCGGATGAAAAATCGAAGGGATCGCGAAAGCGGAACGCATGAAGCGATCCGCGCCGCGCTTCAAAAAAGGCCAGTACCTGCCTCAGATCGTCCAGCGACCGCAAACCGGTTCCGGCATCGAAATGACGGCGCGAGTGCGCCCAGCGGGCGTTGCGCTTTTCCATGCCGGAAGTGAGCGTCACGATTTCATTGCGCCATTCCGGTCCGCCGGTCGCTCCAAACGAAACTCCGAGCGGAAAGCGCACGTCATGAAAGGCTTCCAACATGTTCAAAGCCTCCTTGCGCCGCGACGGACCGCGCCGGCCAGCATCGTCGAAAGCTGCGCTTCGGATTTGCGGAAGGACGAGGCATCCGGCGACGTCATGTTGAAGACGACCTGCACCGGCTTGCCGCCACCGCCCGTCGCAACGCCCAGACGGCCATCCGCCCCGCGTGCGAGCGGCAGGATCGCTTCAGCCCCCGCCTCGCCCGTCAGGCCAAGCGCGCCATTGCCCATGCCGAAATAGGTGGGGCTCGACACCACGCCGCCCTTGGCAAACGGCATGATGCCGCGAATGCCGCCGAGAAGCCCGCCCATCATCGATGAAGTGAGGCTCTGTAAGGGCTGCAAGCCTGCAGAAAGCGCAGTCCCTGCCAGACTGCCGGCAAGGCCGCGCAGCACGTCCTCCAGTCCCTTGCCGGATGTGATCGCACCTTTCAAAGCCGAAGTCAGGCTGTTGCCGAAACTCGACGAACGTTTTTCAAGATCGGTCAAGGCGCGATCGAAGGCGCTCGTATCCGCGTCGACGGATACGGTAACGGTTTCATCTGTCATAATTCACCTGTCGGGAAAGGCGCGCATCAATGTTTCGAGTGACCGGCGCGAAGGCGCGTCGAAAGCTGGCGCGGACGGGCCAAGCGCGGCGTTCAATTCACGCGGCGTCATCGACCAGAATGCCTGTGGGGAAAGCCGCAGCAGACCCAACCCCGCCCGCATCGCTTCATGCCAAGGAAACGGCTTTAGCGGGTGAGGTTTCGATTCAACTGCGGCATTCAAGGGTTTGGTGCGGAATCCTTTTCAGGCGATCCGAAAGTAACCGTCAAAAGCGACGCGACGAGGCGGGCAAAGCCCGCTGCCCCACCTTCTGCGCGCATGTCGGCCACGTCGTCCAGGCTTACCGTATGCCCGCCGCCGCGAAGCCCGGCACAGAGAATGCGCTGCATGTCGCGGGCCGAAAGCCGCCCCGTTGAAAAGCGCGCCGTCAGGTCCGACAGATTATCGACCTCGAATGCCGCTTCCAGTTCTGCCAGTGCGCCAAGCGTCAGGCAGAGCGTCCAGTCGCGGTCATCGAGCCTTGCGGCGACCTCGCCGCGATGGCGATTGGCCATCACAGTGCTTCACCGAAGGTGATGAGGCTTGCCGATTCCAGCGCGATCTCGAACGTCACCTCCGCATCGTGATTGCCGCCATATTCCAGCGCCGTTATCTGGAACGGCCCGCTGATCGTGCCGAAATCCGGCAGGAAGATCTGCCAGTCGCGGATTTCGCCGTCGAAGAATATCCGGCGGATCAGCGCGTCGGATGCGGCATCCTTGAAGATGCCAGAACCGCTGACCGATGCGCGCTGCACCCCGCTGCCCGCCAGCAATTGCCGCCAGCGACCGGCGGCATCGGCATCCGTAACGTCCACGGTTTCCGCGTTAAACGCGATGCGCTTGGTGCGCAAGCCCGCGCAGGTTTCAAACGTGCCGTCATCGCGCGCCGTCTTGAGCAAGATGTCCTTGCCTCTCTGTGCTGCCATTCTGCTATCCTCTTTATCAACTGACCGGTTCCGTCACGGCGCGGTAACGCATCGTGCCGAGATAGCTGCCCTGCCCATCGGTATTGCGCGCCAGAACTTCGGTCAGCATCAGGTTCACGACACGGTGGCCGTTCACTTCCACCGGCTTTTCGTCGAGCGCCGTCGCAATCCTCGCGGCGATATCCAGCACGCGTTTGCGCCCGCTTTCCCTCGCCCATATCTGGATATTGAGAAAATGCTCGCCGCCTTCTTCCGTCGACGTATCCCAGTTGCGGCTGGCGGTCTCGCCGAGCGTCACATAGGGAAAAGGTGTTTTCGGCGGAACATGGTCATAAATGCGTTCTCCGCCAATTGATTCAATGAGTTCGTTATCATTCTTGAGAGTCTCAAAAAGTGCTTTCTGCAATGCTGCCGCGCCATTTCTCATGCTTGCCCCCGCCTGCATCCTTGGCTGTGGTAACGCCGGTCACGTCCAGTCCCGACGCCTGTTGAACCGCGATGATTTCCCGAACGGCCAGCGCCTTCCAGCGCAGCGCCCGGACAAGACCATCGAACGTGAGTTGCATCGAAATATTCATCGCCCCTGCTCGCTCGCCAGACAGACAAGATAGCGTTCGCTTTCATCGGGATCGTGGATCGAGCGCAGCGAAAAGACGCGTCCGGCCTTGCGCAGGCGCATGGCGGTCGAAATATCCGGACGGAATCGCAACAGGATGCGATGCGTCACTTCCGGTTGCAGGCGCGTGCCGAAATCCTTCTGCGATGTGGAAAGAGGTTCGATCCGCCCCCAGACCATGCCGACCTCGGACCAGCTCTCGCCATAACCGCCCATGCCGTCCGCCACCGGCTGCATTGCTTCCAGCGCCAGCTCGGACGTGAGCTGGCCCGGATCGATAAAAAGCACATTGTTCATAGGGACACCCGTTTCCAGCTATCGATCATCTGGCCGATGACCGGTGGAAAAGAGCGCGTTGCGGCTTCCGCATCGACACCGGCGCGCGACTCGTAAAGATGGGCGACGAGCGTCAGGATCGCATGCTTGAGAGCGTCCGGAACCTCGACGCCGCTTTCACCGAACCCGGCGACGAAATCGACCTCCAGACCGATGAACTCCGCCGCATCGGGATATTGCGCCATATAAAGGCGTTGCGGCCTGCGTCCGTGATGCAGGACGAATTCTTCCGGCGCAAAGCTGATTGCGGTTCCGTCCTGCCGGTAAGCCACCACGGCCTCGACCGATTTGACAGGATATTTGAACAGGGCGAGACGGCCCGAACGCGGCCAGCGATCGACGCGCAGACGCCAGGTCTGGTCGATCAGCGACAGGCCGGTTTCAGTCTCGATGATTTCTCGGGCAGTCGCGATGAGACGAAGCAGAAGTTCGTTCTCGCTGTCGGTGGAAATTCGTAAAAATGCGCGCACGTCAGCTATCGTCACCGGCTCCAGCGCCGGTGGCGTGACAAGAAACATTGTCATGGACTTCCCTCTAAATGATAACTTTCAAATCAGACAGTTAAACACGAACTCCGCATGGAGCTTCACTTGCTTTCGGCCGAGAAACTACCTGCCAAAACCGGCAGGATAGCCCGGTAATCCACTGCAAAAACTGACAGCTTCAGGCTGCCAGTTCCCTCAGGCGGCGAATTTCAGGAGCTTGATGGCTTCAAAGTCCTGCACGCCGCCGCCGACACGCTTCGTCGTGTAGAAGAGCACGTAGGGCTTGGCCGAATATGGATCGCGCAGCACCCGCACGCCAATGCGATCCACCACCAGATAGCCGCGTCCGAAATCGCCGAAGGCAATGGCCGGGCTGTCGGCGGCAATGTCCGGCATATGTTCGGCCTCAACCAGACCGAAGCCCATGAGAGAGGCCTTTTCGCCAACTGCGGATGGCGGCTGCCAGAGATAATTGCCGTCCTTGTCCTTGAGCTTGCGCAATACGCTCTGCGTCTTGCGGTTCATGACGAAGTTCGCGTTCTGACGATAACCCGCGCGCAGGCCGTAGATAAGCTCGATCAGCTTGTCGGACGGGTCTTCATCCGGCAGAGCGCCTGCAACCCCGGTGGCGATATGGCCGATCTTGCCCCACGCCCAGGCATCATCCGCAACGCTCTCGTAGTTCAGGAAGCCGCGTGGCTTGTTGACGCCATCGCCATTGACGAAGGCCGCCCCTTCCTGTTCGGCAAAGGCTGCTTCCACTTCCTCCGCAATCCACTGTTCGACATTGATCGCAGCGTCGTCGAGCAGCGATGAAGTCGCTGCGGGCATGGCGTAGATTTCCATGGTCGGGAACTGCAATTCGGCAAGTTTCGCCGATGCGGTCTGTGGACGTGCATCGGTTTCACCGACCCAGCCGGTGGCCGGGCCGCTGACCGAGAACGGCTTCTTCAGAACAGCGCCTGAAACCTGGCGCACGCTGGAAATGCCGCGGATCGGCGACAGGATGGCAAGCCTGCGTCCAATCTCGGTTTCCAGTTCCGCAGGCACCAGATAGCCGCCATCCGGCCCGGATGCATAGGAATGCGCCTTCTGCTCGATCCCGCGCAGCGCCTGCTCGTCGCCCCGGCGCACATAGCCGTCGAAAGCCTGCTTGTGCTCGACATTGACCAGCGGTGCCGCGCCGCCCAGCGGCGGACGCGCCTGCTTGAGAACATACTGGTCGAGCGCTGTCTTCTGTTCATCGAGCGCGCGGTTGATGCGGTCCACCTTGTCGCGCAGCAGCACGTCGGCATCGATTCCCTTTTCGACCTTCTTCAACCGTTCGTCATTGGCCTCACGGAAAGCCGAGAAGGCCGTCATGAACTCGTCGAAAGCCTCGGATACATCGCCATCATTATGGCCAAGCGCCTTCGTTTCCACGCTCTTGGTTTCGAGCGGGATGGTCTGGTTTTCTTCCATTTATGTCCTGTGATTTGGTTGTTTCAGATCATTTTTGCAGCCGCACGCATACGCTGCGCGAGGCCCTTGTCCTCAGACGACAGGCGAGCGTCCCGCCCCTGTCGCTTTCCTTGTCTATGGCCCTCACCGGCTAGCGCCGCAAAGCCCTTGGCAATGACGGTTTTCGCGGCAGTTCGGCTCAGCCCCGCATCCCGCGTGAGCCAGCGTTCAAATTCACGGATCGTCGGCAGTCCCGCCTTGATGCTGCTGACGCGGGCCTGCGGCAGCATCGGAAAGGTGACAACCGAGATTTCCCAGAGATCGGCTTCGATGATATGGCGCAGACCGGTGCGCGCATCCTTGCGCGCCTTGACGGTGCGAAAACCGATGGACAAGCCGTCCAGCCCGCCGCCGCGCATCAGTTCCAGCGCGTCGCGCGCCCGCGCCACGCCCTTGGCCAGCCTGCCCTCCACATAAAGGCCCCGCGCATCCTCGCGGATCGCAGTCCAGACGCCGATAGGCTCAGCCGCATCGTGCTGCCAAAGCATCCGAACCCCCGACACGCCGCCCTTGGCAAGCGAGCGGGAAAAAGCGCCCCGTTCGATCACGTCATTGCCGAGATCGGGCAGGCCGAAGACGCTGGCATAGCCGGAAAAACTGCCGTCGAGCTCCACATCCTCGATGGCAAGGGCGGCCTGTTTCGTTTCGAGCCGCATATCATGCATCGCCATTATGCCCCCTTTCCTCCGGCAGGATTCCGGGTATCGGGGCCTGTTTCAGCCGTTCGGAAAAGCGCTTGAAGATGCCGAGCGCCGACCAGGCGGCAAGGCTTGCAGCAGCCGATCCCATCAGCATCAGTTCCGCCCGTCCGAGCAATCCGCCGAGAGCCAGCGTTTCTGAAATCTTGACGCCCGCAGCACCGCCGAAAACCATGCCGCAGATGATGCCGACCGCGAAACGGATTGCCGCTTCGCGCTTTCCGTGCGGCAGCATATAGGCGAGCGATACGGCAGAGCCTGCCACCGCGCCCGCTATCTTGGCGAACCATATCCAGGCTGCTTCGGAAACAAACACTGCGTCGTTGAGGTTGCTCATATCGATCTCCTCGCTGATTGTGGCTGATAACCGACGGCATCGCGTTTTTCGTCGTCGGTGAGAAAAGAGGCATCGGAAATGCGCCGCCACAGCGATTCCCGCTCGGACGACAGCCCGTCCACACGGTCGATATCGTGCTCAAGCCGCAGATCCTCGCCAAAATGCGGGCCAAGCCACCCCGAGAATGTCTTGGCCGTGCGTCCGATCAACGGCAGTACCGTCAGCCGGTAAAAGGCGCGATTGGCCTCCGCATAATTGGCGTAAGTATTATCGCCCGGAATGCCGAGCAGCATCGGCGGCACGCCAAAAGCAAGCGCGATGTCGCGGGCAGCGCCGTTCTTGGCTTCAATGAAATCCATGTCCTGAGGGCTGTAGCCCATAGCCTTCCAGTCCAGACCGCCCTCAAGAAGCAGCGGGCGCCCGGCACCTGACGCGCCGGTATAGCCCTCCTCCAGTTCTTCCTTGAGGCGCGCGAACTGTTCTTCCGTCAGATTGCCGCCATCCTTCGGCGCATAGACCAGCGCGCCGGAAGGCCGGGCCGAATTGTCGAGCAGGGCCTTGTTCCATGCGCCTGCCGCATTGTGAAGGTCGAGCGCCATCAGCGCCGCTTCCAGCGGCGGAAAACCGTAATGGTCATCCAGCGGATGAAACAGCTTGAGCTGCAAGACAGCCGCCCCGTCGCTTCCAAGCGAAAGCCGCCTGCCCGCATTGCCAGAGCGATAAACCAGCGCCTGCGGCCAGCCTTCCGTGTCCGTTTCAACGCGGACCCGTTCCGGGCGCAGAAGATGCAGTTCCATGCGGCCGCTCGGCAGATCGACCCGTTCGACATAGGCATTGCCGGAAATCAGCAGATGCCCGTAAAGCCGCTCGAAAAATGTCGTTCCATCCAATCCGCATTGAGGGCGGGCAATAAGCTCAAGCAGCGGATGCGTTTCATGTTCGGTCGTGCCTTCATAAAGCAGCCAGGGCACATTACTTGCCGCTTCCGCAATCATGCGCACACAGCGATGGGCGACCGGATTGCGCATGAAGCCTTCACGCGCCAGCGATGTATAGTCCCGCGCAATCCACGATGCGCCGTGATCCATATGCAGCGCGACAAATCCGTTCGCCATTTTGGTCTGATGCGCCGCGCCGGACTTCACGGCTGCTGCGGACGTGCTTCGTCGTCCCGGCCATTTTCGGACCCAGTTCCATGCCATTCGATGGCTTCTCCAGTTTTGTATAGTTGATTAGCCGAAACGGCGGATGCGCGGTTTGCGCTCGGTGCCGAGCATCAATTCGCCCAGCGCCCAGACAAGCGCGTCGAGCCTGTCCGGTGACCGCCCATTGGAAAGTCCTCCGGGCGCGAAATCGCACATTTCGTCCTCCAGCGCCGGAAACCGCCCGGCATGGCGGACGCGTCCCTGTTCGTAGAGTGCGGCCACCGGTTCCGCCCGCAGGAATTTGCCTCGGGACGCGTGGCGTTTGAGAACGGGCACGCTTGCATCTTCCGCTGCCAGCACCGCCGCCACCATTTCCCCGCCCTGATTGACCTCCGCGACAATCGCATCGGCCTGATGGGCATGGAAAAGCGCGATGGCCTTGCGCGCCCATTTATGCGGCTTCGCGGCGCTCATGCTGGCATCGGCAAGCACGTGGCCGTTTCCAGCATCGTCTAGACCGGCGACGACGATGCCGCATGCATCCGACGCCTTGCCGGACGAGGCAGGCGGGTCGATGGCCACCACGATCCGCACCAGTTCCGGCGTTTTGTCCTCGAAACAGCGTTCAATGAGATCACGTGACCAAAGCGCATCGGCGCGTTCCTCGATCAGTTCGCCGTCGAGCTCCTGCCGCCCCAGGCGCGTTCCGCCATAACGGTCATTGATCGTCTGCATGAAACCTTGCGCCAGATTGGCCGCGTTTTCATCCGTCCGCATATGCGTCATCGTAACCGAAGCATCACGGACCAACGCTTTCAAAAGCGGAACCGCACGTGGCGTCGTGGTAACGACCTGCCTCGGATACCTCCCGAGGCGCAGGCCGAATTGCAGCATGTCCCAGGTTTCCTGCGGGTTTTTCCATTTCGCCAGTTCGTCGCACCATGCGGCATCGAATTGCGGGCCGCGCAGGCTGTCGGGGTCTTCCGAAGAATAAAGCGACGCCACCGCCCCGTTTTCCCATAAAAGCCTGCGGCGCGTCGCTTCATAGCGCGGGCGCGCCAGCCGCGATATGGCAAGGATGCCCGACGGTCCGTCCACCATTACCTCGCGTGCATCGCCCAGCGTTTCACCGACCAGCGCGATGTGTCCATAAGCTGCCTTGGCAAAGGGCGGCAGTCCCAGCGCCATGCCGGACGCCCATTCCGCCCCGGCCCGCGTCTTGCCGGAGCCGCGCCCGCCCATGATAAGCCATGTGCGCCAGTCCCCATAAGGCGGCAATTGCGCGTCACGCGCCTGAAACAGCCACTCCGCCTCGGCTGCTTCCACTTGCTGCGGCGTCAGGCCGGCCGTCCAGAATCTCCCGCGCCCGCCTTTCTGCAA